CTCAGACATGACTAACGTCTGGTCCACTTTGTGTCCATAGACCGGACGAAGCTTATATTCACTATGCAAGCTATAGCTGCTCTCGAGAGCACTCATATCAACATACCTATCTTTCTTCTTGCATGTCATTAGCCACTTTCCAAGGTCCTCATACACCGGAATACCGGCGTAGAGAACAGCATACGAATGGCCTAAAGAATAATAGTAGGAGTCGAGATGTTCATCAAATGAGTGATTAATCATCAGAGGGACAGAATTCAATAGCTTGTGTAGGTCATGAACGAAAAACGTTGTAGTTGGATTGACCTTAATGAATTTACCTGAACAGAAACCGACATCGTGATCATCATAGCGTGCGATCAACTTCATGTCAAATCCAAAGTATGCAAAAGTATTCTCCAATTCATGCTCTCTCCTTCCTTGATTAACAAGAAGGAAGTAACGAACGGCTACATACATCAGCAGGGTATTACGGTAAGTGGTGTTCATCTCTCCAGAACCATTGGTGTACTTATGGCGGAATTTCAACCCATTGGGGAAAGACCCTTTCTTGATGCAAGTCTGTGCAAATATGTGATCGAATGAATCTAAATCGTCAAATCCTCTTCGTTCAAAAACACGACGTGTAACCGTGTGCTCAATCTGCATAGCTCTATCACGCTGAGAGGATTCAAAACTGGTGGCATCGCCTTCCATTTTATAACCGTCCATCTGCATAATATTGTCATCACCCTTTACCAAAAAGTCACCTTCTTCCATTTCCTGGAATTCTTTACCTACTTCTGCATAATTTTTCGCCGCTGTTACGCCCTTTAATTGATAAAAGGCACGTTCAACTTGCGTCACAAACTTTGCATAAAAGATGTTAAACTTTGGGTTGCGGCCCATAATGGCTCGCGGTTTCTTCAACTCGAAATATCGCTCGTTCTTAATAAATGCTTTGATGTCACTATCCCTAGTGAGATCAAACCCGTCTTTAACGATAGCTCGAGCGGCCATACGATAACGATGGCCTAAAGCACCTGTTTTTGTCTTAAGGAACCCAAAAACATCAAAAGGTTCATTGTCAAAATGTTCGCAAATGTCATCGACCAATTGATCGATAATTTGCCTCATGAGATTCTGGTTAATTTTCTTGTCCTGAAACTCGGGTGTATCACGACACCAGCGATAGTGATAAGCTACCGCCTCATTGCACAAACAGCTGTTCATTACATATTCCTGTTCGCATTTACCCAGGTACGGTAAAGTGAAAGCAGAAATGTAGTGATCCGGCTTGCATGTTGCACCGCGAGCTCGGCGATGATGGTCAACAGTGATTGTAGGCTCACGCCACGCGGCTGGAAGTTCGAAACCAGCTGGTGGGGCGCTCTGAACCACTCCATCGGGGAAGAGTAGCCCATCACTGTTGCAACAAAAACGACGCCGTATATCCCAAATAGGAGTAATAGTGGGAGCACGAGGACATAGAAAGCGACCCAGGCTAGAGAGAAAGAATAGTTAGGATCGACATAACTATAAAGTAGTGCATTCTCTGCCTGGTCGCAAGCGATCTGAATGGTCTTGACATACCAGTTAGTGTCAAGTGCGATCGTAGGGGTTGGGATTTTATTCTGAGCTGCCCAACGCAGCGCTAGTTTACGGCAATGCTCTAGCCGTAGGTCGCGATTTTCGCGGCCTGCTACCTTGTAGTGCACGTGCATGTGCACCCTAATGTAACAGTAAAGAGATTCATTAATATCCGTGTCCGGGATATCGGCATTTGAGACTCCTCCAAGGTAATGATTATTTACAGAGTTCATGGCAAAATGAGGGGCCATGAACATACGCCGGATGCCGTCCACAAATCCCTGCCACAAGCCTTTAGGTTCAACGAGGCGCGCAGCATTACGAAATCCAAGGGTGGGCAAATCAGCCTCTGGCTGATTACGCAATACGACCTCGCCCATAGCTTCAGGTAGAATGAAGCAATTACAGAGAGTGACAGTGGCGTTAGCACAGCTGACACAGACTGGAACTTGTGCGAGATCAATATGATGAGCGTTTGCA